GAGATTCTATTAGCTCGGAATAAGACCGGAATTCTTCACGAACTACAGACCAGATAGACATTAGAACGGCATCTCCTCATTATCGTAGTCGAAGACAGCACGCTGATATGCCAAATCCATATCTTCCATATCATGACAATAGCTATACCAGTCTTCAATAGGATAAGACCAATCATCCGGCGGAGCTGGGTATTTGAGGAAATCCTGTTTCATATCAAGAGTTATAACCGGCAAGACTCGGCACCCCCTCAAAATATCCATTAGGCTTCAGTTTATCTGGGCTGAATTGATTATAGGAGATAACAACACCATCTTTCTGGCATTTGCCACCAAGATAGTAGAATCTCCATATATCATCTTGGTCTTCCCCTTTACCTTCCAAATCAAAGAGAACACCGGGATAATTCAGACTAAGCGCAGTCATATCCCTATCAAAGTCATACCACTTAGCTTCCAAATCAGCTTCAACTGACCAAACACCTTTCCAATCAGTAGAGCAGATTTCACCACCAAAAGCTTTAACAGGTACAACAAGCTCAATAACATCACATAGATTATTGGCTTCTTCTTCTGTGAGTTCATCTGTATATCCAGTTGCTCTGAGAAAATAGCTGGTATAATAACCCATTAACAGCACTTCCTTTCAATATTATTCTGCTCTTCATAAAGGCAAAGCAAAGCCTTAATCAAATCAATAAGCATGACGCTACTCCTTATCTGTAGTCCAATACTACATCGTCAAAAATATTATTAGGGCTGAACCGATTCCACATGAGCATAGCAACGCCATCACCCACGCTGAGATCAGTCCAGCCATCAACAACCCAGACAAGACCAGCCGCATCTTCTATGAATAAATCTTCGTAATCATATTCGATAGCTACAATCCTGCCATACCTAGGATAAACAGAAAAAAGAAGAAAAGTTGCGATAGCAACTAATACTAATAGCGTTGCGAAGCAACGCAACATTTTTCTTAAAAAAAGAGAGAGCTTCATTACAAAGCCCTCTCATAATCATAGCGAATACCCAATGCCATCTTCGCCATTGAGTTACGTTCCTTACAAAGCAACCACGCCATGCTTTCACTCCATGTCGTAGCTACCTGCTTCTTCACGCCATTGGCAAGCTCATAAACGTGCCACATAAGATTACCCCCAAAAAAGAATTTGCTGGTTTATATTTAGAGACCGAACCAGCCACGGTCTGAGGAGGGAGTTAGGCTTTCTGGAACACGGCACCAGTAAGCTCGATGACATCACGATATGCAGGATCGCCCTTGCGGTCTACGTAGTTTTCATGAATCCACTTGAAACCGGTGAAGTCAACCAGCTTCAGCAGATCACCGGACTTAACACCGGAGATACCTTCCGGGAACTCCTCGAACCAGCAGTTGATGGTAGAGGAAGACTTGCTGGGACGCTCGATTCCCTCAGGCTGGTTTTCGCTCTCGACGAACTTGATGAGAGCGTAGTGCACTCCGTCTTTCTTCGTACCCTCATAAGCACGGTTGACGGTCAGGTTAACGCCTTTAGTGATAGTGAACATGATGATTTCCCCTTTCAAGGTATAAGATAGCTACCAGATTCTTAACCCTTTTAGTAGCGGCAAGGGTGTGTTGATGGGGCAACGTCACGGGACGTAAACCCCAAAACTGACGGGTAGGTAATGGGAAGGAACAGGTAGGAACGTTAGGACTGGTAACGGTTAGGAAAAAAGAAAAGAGGCAGACTTGATAGCCTGCCTCAATGAATCATATCAGAATAGATATGATGAACAAAATCAGAGAAATGTGTGAATGTGATGATATGTCTTTCATTATCGCATCCGGTATATTCTGCGACAATATGACCAGCTTCATTCAAAGAGAACATAACAGCATATTCATCTTTGCCAAAGTAACCGACATTGCCGTCCAGCATTTCATAGAACTTTTCTTTATTTGCCCTCAGCAAATCTTCAGACAGATATACACCAGACAAAATAGTAGATGCATTATCGCCATTATAAAGAGAGAATCGCTCACAAGGAGAAAAATCTTCACGATTATTCATATACACAAAGTAAGCGACATCTCCTTTGCGATTAAACCTAGCACGAATATACATAGCTAAACCTCCTTAAAAAATAGAGGCTGACTCAAAAGTCAGCCTCAATAGCTTCAACATACCCATTACGCAAAGCTCTCACCTGCTGGATGAGTACGTTGTGTTTACCGTAGATAGCTTCAACATCAGCAATAGCACCAGCTACTGTATTCGTTGCTATCTGTTTCTCCAGTGTCTGACCGGTGACTTTCCAGTACACCGTAATAATAAAACCGTTATTCATTAGGATAACCCCCAATCAGATGTAGACTGGTAATTCCAGTCCCAAAACTGACGGGGACTCTATTAAATATACTGGTATACTCTGTTAGGACAACTGATAACGTTAGGATACAGACAACTTAACGAGACTGATAACTGTGAATATATAGCTCCAGTAGGTATCAGACTAAGACTAGCAAGATACCTACTGGTTAGATGACTGTCCGTTTTATTGGACAGCCATCTCATAGGTCTGGTTATCAGCCCACCCAGCTAAGAACTGAGCGTACTTGATAGCGTCAACCTTGTCTTTGCTCCAGTAGCTGTGAACACCGGGCAAGCCCTTGAGCTCAACGTGGAAGTCAGGCTTCAGGCTGAGGCAGGACTCATCGTCGTAGCGAGTGACTGTGACAGGCCCGTACTTTGTCTCGTAGGTGCGTATGACTTTCTCCATGGTAGGTACTCCTCTCAGGTAGATGTGGATGTCTCCATCCCAAAGCTGACGTTGCTCCGTGGGTGCGTGGCCCTTTCTCCCGCCGGGCCTGCGTGGGTGCACCCGCTGGTCAGCAGGTCGTTAGAGAGAGACCCACCCCCAGCCCCCACCCAGCGGAAAAAGAGGCGGGCCTCTCATATGCAAGGGGCGTATATATATTTCACAGAGATCAGACTTAACCTCTGTCGTTTCTCTGAGTGTACTAGATTTAGAACGCTAGGACTTGACAAATACTAGATTTAGTGCTATATGTGTAAGTGCATAGTATGGCTTTTTCTTTTCTGTCTCCTTTCAAAACTGCCCCAAGGCGGCTCGGTATTACCCAACCGTGGGCTGCAACAAACCGCAGAGTGCAAATCTCTACCTCCTGTTTCCGGGGGGTACCGGAAAAGGTGGGGTACCCCCTTTGGAAACAAAGGCCAAAAAAAATAATAAACCCCTTCTGGGGCTTGTTGGTGGAGATGGATTGGTTAGATGTCCCTGTTGCCGGAGAGTGTTGGCTAAGGCATATTACAGGGCATCATGCAAAGGCATAGAGATCAAGTGCCGATGCAAGGCATACATACGGATAGACCTATGAGTCACAGTATTAGAGCTTCGAGAGAGCCGGGTATCCCTGCTCTCTTTATTTTTTGGAGGTGGCGGCGATACCCAAGCAGAGAGCCTTAAAAGGCACGCAGGACATAGTGCTGGATTTGGGCAAGCTGAACCCGAAGCAGATAGACTTCTTCAACAGCAAGACCAAATTCACCTGCTATGGCGGAGCCAAGGGCGGCGGCAAGAGCCATGCGGTTATCCGGCTGGCTATCATGTACTGCATCAACTATCCGGGTATCAAGGTACTGATTATCCGTGCACACTACCCGGAGTTGTCGCAGAACCTGATAGAACCGATGCTGGCGCTGCTGCCGCAGGAGATGATAGGGTACAACGGCACGACCCATGTCCTCACGTTCTACAACGGGTCAGTTGTTCGATTCGGACACTGGAGCGGCATGGAGTCGGAACTGGAGTACCAAGGCCAGAGCCACGACATCATCTGCATGGATGAGGCGACACAGTTTTCCGAGCGAACGTTCCGGCACTTGGCTGCGTGCTTACGAGGCGACAACGACTTCCCGAAGCGGTTTTACCTGACGTGCAACCCTGGCGGAGTTGGTCACTTCTGGGTAAAGCGGCTGTTCATAGACCGGAAGTTCAAAGTAGACCGGGAGCATCCGGAGAAGACGGAGAACCCGGATCAATACTCGTTCATCTTCGCACGGGCCGAGGACAACGTGATAATGCTCCAGCGGAACCCGGACTATCTGAGCGATATCAGCATGATGGCTAACTCAGATGCGATGCGTTACGGCGACTGGAACATACTGGGCGGGTGCTACTTTGACAACTTCAACGAGAACGTCAACATCCGCAAAGCGTTCAAGATACCACCGCACTGGCAGTTATACCGGAGCTTCGACTACGGCCTTGATATGTTCGCCTGTTTCTGGTGGGCTGTCGATGAAGATGGCAGGTGCTGGTGCTACCGCAGCTTCGAGATGGAGTCTCTGAATATACAGGACGCAGCACGGGAAGCGCTGAACCACACGCTGAGGAACGAGCAGATAGCTGTCACATTTGCGCCGCCGGATATGTGGAACCGCCAGCGTGAGTCGGGCAAGACGATGGCTGAGGTCTTCGCCAACTATGGCCTGCCAATAGTCCGGAGCGACAACAACCGGGTACAGGGGCATATGATCATGCGGTCTATGCTCGACCCCGCTCCGCTGCATGACCCGTATGTAATAAAGCAGTACGGCGGCAAGGACAACGCACCGAAGCAGCTGCCCATGCTCATGTTCTTCGAGGGCATAGGCGGTGTGCTGGAAGATATACAGTCGATACAGCGTGATGAGCTCAATCCCAATGACTGCGCCAAAGACCCGCACGAAGTCACGCATACAGTAGACGGCGTTCGATACTTCTGTATCAACCGGAGTATGCAGGCGGTGAAACCGGAGAAGAAGAAAGAGCCGGATGAGTTCTTCGATGAGGACGAAGACGATTACATGAATACGATGACCGGCGGCGAGATACCACGCAGCTATATGGAGTTTTGATATGGATTACACATACACACCGGAAGAATTCAAACAGAAGATGCTGATCTATTTCCGGGACTGCGAAGAGAAGCGGCTCGTGTTCCCGGATGAGGCCGGGATGCTCAACTATCTCGACATCGAGGATGAGGAGTACGAGGAGCTGAAGTCCGTACCGGAATATGCCAAGCTCATCCGCTGGGCCAGACGCAGGAGAACCAGCTGGCTGGAACGTGAGATGGTCACAGGAAGAAAAGGCTCAGCCGGTTGCATGAACGCACTGAAGCAGGAGAAGAACGGCGGCTACTCCGAGAAACCGGAAGGGCCGAAGGAACGCAAGATAATCGTGAAGCTGGAAGGCGTTAAGGAGATAGGAGGAGCCGAATGATTCCCTATGTGATTATGTTTCTGATCACGCTGGCGCTGGGTCTGGTCTGGTATTCCGTTCTTCGGACACAGCACGACATCTCGATCATGGAAGCCAAGCTGTACCAGCTGAGCACTGTGATGAATACATGGGACGATAATCTGTCCAGCCTGTCGCTGAATGTGGCTCAGAACAAATCAACCT